GGCAACGCTGGACTTGTGCCAAGAGACAATTAACACATTCATCTTTGATTTAAATACGACACTTGACGGGATTCGTGAGGACATTGCCGAATCCATCCGCACCGGCGAAACGCTTGGCGATACGGTTAACAGAGTATCTCGCTGGGTCGATGAAAACTCTCGCTGGCGTGCCCGTCGCATTGCTGTCACTGAATCAGCCAGAGCCTACAACCAAGGCCGATTTGAAGCCACTAAGGGCTTAGATTTCGTGGCCGGTTATGAGTTGGTTCTATCGTCCGACGCCTGCCCACTCTGTCATGCGATTAAACGCCAATGCCCAGTGATTCCCAAAGATGGCACATTCGGTCAAAACGGGAAGAATGAAACCTATAAAAATCTGAAGTTCCCGCCATTTCATCCGGGTTGCCGCTGCACGACAGTAGTAGTATTCGATGATGAGGTGCCGAAGGAATGGCCACGGCCCGTCAAGCCTGCTGATAACGGCTATATCCTGCCAAGTGATGCCGACTTTGCGAATGCCATTGAAGGCGGTTATGAGTCAGTCGCCATCGGCAACGCCAAATCAATCAACGCCTTTATTTTGACTGAATAACAGGGCCTGACAAATGGAAAAACTCACAAAGGCAGTCGAAACGACTGTCAATGGCGGCGCTGCAGGCTCGTTTAAGGGCTATGCCGCCCGCTTTCTCAACATTGACCGGCAGGGCGACATCATTCTGCCCGGTGCCTTTTCTGGTGCTATCCAGACATTTATGGACGATGGCGGGATGGTCTTGGCCGACCATGAAAACAAGACATCCGCTGTGATCGGCACACTGATCGATGCTCACGAAGACAGAAGCGGCTTAATGGTCGATGTCGCCTTATCTGCCACGAAATCCGGTCAGGAAGTCAGACAGTTACTTAAAGAAAAGGCATTACGCAAAATGTCGATTAGTTTTTACGCCAAACGTCCGACACGCATCCCAGATTCAGCCATCCGTGAACTCTGGCAGAAATACAACTACAAGCCAAGCGAAGCCCAGAAGCAACTTGCAAAGTCAGGTGCAAACCTGATTTCCGAGGTGGCAGAGGTCTTGGAAGTCTCCATTGTGCCGATCCCCGCGAATCCCGGCGCGGAAGTGATCGCAGTCAAGTCTCACGACGACTGTGATACACCGGCATTACCACCCACTGGCTTCGTGCAAGTGGCCGGTCAGTTGCTCGATTTCACCGCTTTAGTCAAGCGATGCGAGCTTGCTGATCGTGTCATTTCTGATTTTCAATCGCCAAACCGGCGACATAAGTAAGGAGGCCACTCAAATGGCTTTGACAGAGACTCGCACGGCTTCGGCGATTGCTGAAGACCGTCTTCGCTTGGCTGCGCAGGTTCAGGGCCTGCGTGATGAACTGGTTTCAGCCCCTGACGAAGTTCGGGCTGAAAAATCAGCCGACTTGTCGAGCCTGATGGATCAACTCGAACGCTGTGACAGTGAATACCAACTGGCCGCATCGCTTGAGCGTGCGAACCAGATGATTGAAAAAATGGCACGTCAACCGAATCGGCCCGAACCAACCGTTTACGGGTCAACCGTCCAATATCAACCGGCCCGCGTCTCATACGATGGCCGCGTGCTGGACAATGGCGGACTTGCCGATCCGTCTGACAAGTCGGCATTGGCATCACCTGAATATCATCAGGCATTCAAGGCACTGATCCAGGCACGCGGACGCATTGAACTGGTCAAGAGTTCAAGCCTGCGAAACATGCTGGAAGTGTACGGCAAGGGAGGCGACTTTGGCCTGCCTAGCAACGAGTTTTATATGCCTTTCTCAAAGGATATGACACTTGGCACAACCACCAACGGCACAAACACCGTTACGCCTGATTTCCGCTTTGATGTGGTTGTCGGCAGAACGGTTGCCCCTGTAATGACTCGCATCTGCCGCGTGATCAATACAAATGTCAATCAGGTGACATTTCCGCGTGATTCAAACACGAACAACATCACCACGTCCCCGCAGTACGGTACGACTTTTCGGCCATTCATGGGTGAAACAGTCAATACCACGCTTTCAAAAATCGATACCGGCCCGTTCACTCAGTTGACGATTCCGGTTAATACCGGCACGATGTTTACTGACGTATCGGCTGACTTCTTCGCTGATGTGGCCGGAATTTCCAACTACATCCAGACAGAGGCCTCAAAGGCTTTCGCTGCTGTGGTTGATAATCAGGTCATTAACGGTGTGACCGCATCGACCGAAGCCGAAGGCGTGATTTCCAACAGTTCTGTTGGCATCACCAAGACCGGCAGCAATAACACGCTTGTCGCATCCAAGGTGATCGACGGCTTCTATGCCCTTGCTGACCAGTATGCCACGAACCTTTCGTGGGTGATGCGTCGCGCGACTCATGGCAAGCTGGTTGCCCTGAATGATACGACCAACAGAAGCCTTTTCTTAGGCTCTGCTGACTCTGGCTATGTGCAAGGTATTACGCCTTCCATCATGGGCCAGCCGGTTTACTTCAACGGCTTCGTGCCTGCATCGGGTGCATCAACGCCTAAGTCGATTGTCTTAGGTGATTTTAACGAATACATCCTACTTCTGCGGCAGGGCTTTACGGTCGCGATTGATGAGGTATCATTGGCCTATGCCAACCGTGTGCGTATTGCGGTGAAATACCGCTTCGGCGGTGCTGTGAGAGACCCACGAGCCTTCCAGATTATTCAGGAGCTTGTGTAATTTTTGAGGGCGTGCCCCTCGCCGTTCCCGGTCTGTCAGATGCTTCGGCAGCCGGGGGCGGTTTTTACCTTACTTTACTTATCCATCTGAAATAAGACTACTGTACTATGCCTGCATATATAACACAAAACGAAGCGGCCCTATTTGCTGAAACGCTGGGCAGTGTATCCGCCATGCGTGCCACCGTGCTATTAACTGCCGCGTCGACCATGCTCGACCAATTCACAGGCAGGACTTTTACAGGTGCCGAACTGACTGATAGCGTCAAGGCTGGAATTGCCATGTGTGCCGAATGGATGGCCACGTCAAACCCGGCAGGCGGCACGATTATCAAAGAAAAAATCGGCGATTACGATGTCAGTTATGCCACGCCGGAAGCGGGCAGCATCCCGGTTGCCATCCAGATGTTGTGGGCACCGTATAAGATTGTGGCGGTCGGATGATTAAAGCCTCTTACACGCTGAATTGGTCGGGCGGTGAATATTCTGTCAGACTCTACCGCGAGCTTGTGAAAGCCGTTCAGAAGTCTGGCGAAATGGTACAGCGAACGGCTGTCAAATCGCTGTCAGTCAGCGGCAAAGGCTCTGTGGCAAAGTCTGGCATTAATACCGTCACAGGTGCCGGAAGTAAACTAATGCCGGTCACGATTAGAAAGCGGCAAGGTCGAACAGGGATCAGCCGGAAAGGCTTAACTGCAAAGATTACAGGACGCACGCTGACATACACAAAGAGCTTTAAAGCTGGTGGGCGGGCTCAGACAAGCACAACAAGTATCAGCGGCGTTTATTGGTACGGCGAGCCGCTGCATCGATGGGTGCAAGCCTCACAGCCTGGCACGCCACCACACAAGCAGACTGGAAATCTTGCCCGCGTCGTAGTTGAAAAGATTAATGGCGGTCTCAGGGCCAAAGTCGGGCCGAAACAAGGCTTGATTTATGCCAGAGTGCAGGAGCTTGGCGGAAAAACAGGTTGGGGCATTCTTCCCTCCCGCCCCTACATGCGGCCAGCATTTGAGCAGAACCAGCAGGCTATTTTGTTTCAATTCGCTCTTGCCGTTCAGAAGGCCGCGAAATGACGTTTCCGCATTGGATTGAACTCCTGCCGAAGTCGGCAGTGACGAGCAACATTGCAGGCTTTGGCTATAGCTATCCAGCCACCGGCGATAGTTATCGGGCATATGTACAACATCGGTCAGAGTCATTACAGGTCATTAATAACACGGGCGGTGTATCAACCGGCGTTGTGGTTTATGCTGATCCAGCCTGCCCGGCTGCGACATACGACCGATTCAATTTCAACGGTAATCAGTTTGAAATAACCGGCGTGATGCCACAATACACGCCTCGCGGCAATCATCATTTAAGAATAATGGCCGTGGAGCTTTCACAGAAATAATGCAACTGTCAAACCGCATCACTGCCATTAAAACCGCATGGGCGGCAGCTATCCCCACCGTGCCGCTGTATTATCAACTGGCACCTGAAAACACCGTCTGCCCGTTTGCCGTGCTGCGTATCGGCCCGGTCACTCCCGGCGAGCAGGATATAACCAATAAAGATTGGGAAGCCACCGCAACGATTGTGGCTTACGAGACAACGGACACCGCCATTTTGTCGCTGAATGATTCGATTGTGAATCTGTTTGAACGTGGCAATATCAGCGGGTTCTACAGTTCAACCGTGCAATCGGCTGAAATTGATTTCAATTACGGCGACCAGATGGCCTTGTGGACGTCAGCCGTTTCCGTTTCGCTTTTGTGGACTATCTAACAACTGAAAGGGGCTAACCATGCCAAAGATTGCATTCTATAACACGACGCTTTCATTTGCCGGTTCAAATATTGCCGTGTCGTCAGTATCACTGACTGATTCGGCAGAACTGGCGGATGTCTCGGACACTGGCTCTGAATACGTTCAGCGGATCCGTGCCCTGCGAGACCGTCAGGCCACCGCAACGCTGTATTCTACAGGATCGGCACCGACCACTATCGGGGCAACCGGGAATCTTACATGGACTGGCAGCGGCGCACCAACATTTCCGGCCATTGTTGAATCCGTTCAATATGGCAATGCCGACATTAAAGGCGCGATTCCGATCACAATCACATTTCGCGGCAACGGTTCTTAATTTCATTTCATGAGGGGCAATTCATGAGCAAATTAACGACACCGATTGAAACCGTTGAAATCGCTGGCCAGACGCTCCGCTTTGGTCGATTGACGCTAGGGGCGGCAGTTGAGCTTGAAGACTACTTACAGACTCTGCCAACGCCATTTGAGGCACTGGAAAACAGTAAGACGCTTCAGCATATCGATGCTGAAATGCGTGAGCGATTAATTCAAGAGAAATTGCAACAGCTTCACTTTTGGCCGCCTGATGCATTAAACGCTCTGGCCAACTCGCAATTCTTGACATCGGCAAAATTCGGCATGGCGTTTCTGGTCGCCATGATCACCGCTTACAACAGCCATATATCATCGACCGAGGCTCGTGAAATCGCTGCCAAAGCCAATCACGGCGATTTTATGACCGTTCACCGGATTGCATTAGGGTTAAACGACCCAAAAGCACCAGCCGCAGGCGACCCGCTGCCGATGCCGGGGGTGGCGACCGGATCACCTGGGGCCGAATCATCGCATGGCTGATGGCTGAACTGCACACCGGCTACCAGCAAGCCGTTTCAATGCCTGTGATCACGGCATTTGATTTGATGTCACATCACGCTAAAAACAACGAAATGCCAGACCGAACATGAGTACAGTTGTCGGCAATCTCTCTGTCGAACTTGGCATCTCTGATGATCAGCTTCGCGCTGGCCTTGCGTCGGCAATGGTGCAAGCTCAAAAAGCTGGTCAGCAAATCAGCAATAGTGTTAATCAGGCGGGGGCAAAATCTGGGGGTAATCCGCAGGGCCTTCTGAATCTGTCGCGAGCCGTTGACGATCTGCAATATGGTTTCCGTGGCGTGATTAATAACATTGAAGGCATCGTTACCGGCTTTGGCGGTTCCGCAGGCTTGGCAGGTGCTGCAACGCTGGCAGGTATTGCAATAGCGTCAATCGTACCCAAGCTGGCAGAACTTGCCGCTCAAACCGATCCTGTGAAAGAATTATCTCAAACATTAAAAGATATTAATAATTCGGGGGCTGGCGGCACTTTTCTAGGGATGTCCGAAGCTGCCAAAGCCACCAAAGCAGCATATGAAGCCGCAGCAGACAAATTGAAAGAAATGCAATCGATCAGCAGCCAGGTTGTTTTCGCTGGCGGCGGCCCCGGTATGGGTGCAGCAGGTGCCGTGCAGGATGTTGGGACAAGTGCAGCAGAGCTCGCAAGGCAGAGAAGAGCTTTAGGAAATCTGGCTCAAGATGCCGCACGCATGGGCTTCATGTCAGAGCAGGCACAAAGGAGAGTTGTTGCCAGTGGTTTATCTGAGTTTGATCTGACAACAAACCAGAAAGATCAGCAGCAATTAAACCAACAAATCTTTCAAGCGGCTATAGATAAATTTGGCGGTGGACAGGCACTCCAGAAACGGCTTGATTTTCTTTCTCCTGACATGGGCCTTTTCGGTGCTTTCAAAGAAGGCGACATAGCCGGATCAAATGAAGCAATCAAACTGCTTGGATTGCAGGCTGAACAGGTCAAAGTGCTAGCAGCCGATTTCGAGCGTGTTACCGGATCTGCTGCTGAACTAAAAACTATTGACGAACAGGCAAAGCAGCAGCTCGAGCGTGATATTGATGATATTTACAAGGGCATTGTTGAAGCGGCGGATAAAAATATAAAACTTGCAAGAGAGAAGAATCAAACCATCGGTCAAGAAATAGATCAGATGGTCAAAGACGAATTGGAACGCCAGAGATTACAGGCACAAGCATCCAAGATTCAAAACAACATTGATGAAAGCATGTTGCAACGCCAGCGAACCGAAATCATCGGCGCGTCTGACGTATTCCAGCGTAATTTCATGGCTGGAACCAGCGAAGATCCGACCGTCAAGGCTATCGAAAAGCAGACGGAAGATCTGCGAGAAATCATGCAGCAGATTAAGGAACTAAATTAATGGGTGCCCCTTCTGTTGCTTACAAGGTCAGTTACACCAGCCCGCCACGCTACAGCGGCAGCCGCGCCAATGGCCTGTCGGCTCAAGTTCGGTACAAAGTCGATTGGGCGAATGCGTTCACGTTTGTCAATGACGTTCTGGGGGCCATAGATGGGTCGCCGTGGGCTTTCCCTGCCTCGCCTAACCTGAAAGCCACGGAAGCCACCATTAACCCAATAGGCGTCAAATCTGGCGGTTCTGGCGATGGTACGACTGGAAGTGCGCCCGGCGAATACTTCGAAAAGGCTCACATTGATGTGACATTCAATTCGCAGAGTCAGCAGGTCGGGGGCATGGATGTCGGCGGCTCGGACACGATTCCGGCCCTGCAATTCGACCAGACAAGCCCGGTTGAAATGAGTTCATTTACGATTCAGTATTCGCCACAGATGATTCGTATTCCAGGCGGTGCCTTGAAATGGGCAACAGCAACCGCAACGGGGGCGGCGCAATCGGTTCCGTCAACCGTCAAAGACCCTTCATTATCCGGCGGGGAATATATCCGCAAGCCTGCATTTAATCTGAATATCACGCTGCATAACTGCCTTTATATCGACGCTGGAAACTTTGCGGATAAGGTCGGCAGAGTCAATGAATCGACCATGTGGGGCAACTGTGAACCGGAAAGCGTGCTACTTGATGGCGTATCTTCAACGCAACGATCATTGTCAAACGGCATAGTAATTCTGGATGTCACACTAAATTACAAATGGCAGAAAATCGGCTGGAATGTTGCGATGGGTTCAAATGGTGAACTCTATCGATACGTTAAACAAAACGGATTGACTGTTTATAGCACTGGCGACATTAACCCGGCTTCTGTCATCCTGCCTTCCCAACGCTGGCGGCCAACTTCATTCTGAGGCTAAACAATGGCAATTCAAAGCGGATCAATCAAGGCCGGAACGGCTGCCGTTGACATTAAGGTCGTCGGCTCGACATCGCAGGAAACCCGCATCAATAAGCTGGATGTGATCAACTTCGCGAATGGCACCGGCGCGAACCAATGTACGGCCATCGTTGATCCGAATATCACGATCTCTGCCAATTCAACTACCATCACATTTGGCAACCTGACAACCACTCAGGGGGCCGCATGGAATTTCACCGAGTTAAAAGGCTATCGGCTCTACAATGCCGATTCCAATGGCAACATCACGGTCACATCAACCGCCCTCGGCCTAAATGGCCTGACGCTCCCGCCCGGTACGTTCATGGCGTTCGGTTCAAATTCCGCCAATGGCCTGACCATCTCCAATGCCACCACCGTAGTTGCCAACGGCACGAACGGCAATATCCTTGTATTAACAATGTTTGTCTCATGAGGTGACGCATGAAAAAATTTGTTCGCGGCGAAATCCTCACCGCTGAAAAGCTGAATGAAGCCTTGTCAGGCCGTCGGCTTACAGTGGCAGGCGATGCCGCAACGTCATACGATGCCGATGGTGATGTTGTCAGGGTCGATGGCTACAGCAACATCTACATCCGCCTGACAAGCAAGACCGGCACCACCCCGATCAAATACGCATGGACGGAAGTCTATCGCAACGCAAACGGCACATGGTCAAACACCACCAATAACGGCACGACCAGCGGCGACTATGCGATAGAATTAAACAACTCAAATCTCAGCACGTCTGACAATTATGTTTACCGTGCGGAACGCTCGCCAGAGTCTGGCGAGTGGCTTTTTTTTTTGAGGCGCAGCAGAGAGACTGCCGGAACGCTCAACTATCGATTCACAGGCACCGCCAATGCAAGTCTGTTTTCGCCCGTCTATTCATTTCAGAAACGGTGGGGTCGTACAACTGAAATGACTGGCAACGGTACTTGCCCGTCGGGTGATTCCGTCCAGTCGCAGAACTCGACATACAACAACATCACCTTTTATTACGAGTACAACAACGGCACCAGGTCAAACCTCGCTACATTTGAAAACAACGGTACCGCCAACAGCCCGATTGATGTCTGGTATAGTGCCAACGTCACATTCCCTGGCAAGATTGGAGTGGATTGCGTCTATTACGATGGCAGCGTGTTCGGCAGCTACACCAACGCCAATTCATGCGTTAATGCCTATTCTCAGCAGGTTACGGCCGACACGAACGCAAACACGAGCGTGGCCACAAGCGGCAGCAATATCAGCCTCGCAATCCCGTTCACGCCCGCGCTTACCTATCCGACAGATGACCTAGCATGGCCTTCTGATGTGACAGTCAATTTCAATGTCACATACGGGCTGGCAAATACCGGCTGGCCTGCTGGCGTCCAGACTGCTTATAACGACTGGTCAGACACTATCGCGGCGCAACTGCAAAGCCTTTCAGTGGGCGTCAATACGCCTACGAAGAGTTGCAGCGGCTACACAATCACGCATGGTCGAGTGACTGGCAACGCGACGCATGAATTTGACATCACATCAAATACATGCGGATCAACTAAAATTCGCGTCTGGCTTGAAAGCCGCACCGAGACCAGCGCGGCCGCCCCTTATTATTTTGCCAATTCAACCCGCGTCAATGCTGCTGGCGTAAATACAGAACTGAAGTATTCATTCCCCCACAATGGCGGCGGCACTGTCAAAGTTGCGTCTAATGTGACAAATGGCACAGTGCCAAACGCAACCAGAACAGCCAACATGACCAAATCGGCTAATTGTACACTCGTCAAAACATGGTCAGCTAATTCGACCGGCAATCTTGGCAGCATTCATCAGATCACTGTCAACTTCGGTTATGACGATGGCAACTGCACAGCCTATCAACAGACATTTACTCTTCAAACGGATGTGACGCGCACCTAACCTTCTCACCACCCACCCGCCACCGCTCCCCGCCCGCCAATGTCGGCGGGTTTTTTTGTTTGAATAGACTGGCAAAAAATATTTTTTTACTTTTTTCTATTTTTTATGTTGACTTCGTACTATCAACCCGATATAAATAATAACGTAGGGCAGAGAAAACAAAACAAAGAACAAGGGGACAGAGAGATGACTATGACACAAATTCAAGCAATGCGTCAAATGTGGAACTCAACGCAGATTCAAGGTTCAGAATTTTCAGCCAGAGACATGAATCTTGAGCCTGGCCAATGGATTAATCAAGATTTATTCTATCATGCAGATGGAAGAAAATTCGCATGGATTGAATTCAAGCAACTTTACGTAGAGTTCAAATAATCAGCCATCTCTCTCTCCCCCGGCTCTTCGCCGGGAAAAGTGGTAAAGATCTAACAATAAAAAAGGGAGGTAAAAGTGAAGATTTTAGTTCCTAAAACGTTGCTGCCGTTTTGGCCAGAATACATATTCAAAATACCAAAGAAAAAAGACATTGATAAAATATGTCGCTTTGGAAATTGGCTTGAATCTTGGAAAGCATTTGGAGACAAAAACAACCATGAATCGTTTTTTGAGCAAATGTTTCGATTTACACCGAATGAAATTAGGGATCATTTCAGTATTGCAAATTCAATCGAGGTAACAGAATGGATTGAAATAGAGATTGAGCCTAAAATTGATCAAATCACAAACAAATATGAATGCTCGTTTTATTTATCAGCTAATGGCTTGTGTGCCGCAAATGAACGAGCAAAATTTTGGCACGTAAGCGTGTCGTGCAATTCTTGGTATGATAATCGCGATAATATAATTCAAACAGCCATCAAAGAAGCCTATTTAACCAAACAAAGAAACATGATTTATAAACAAATGCGTTCTAAAGAACATCGTAAGTTCTAACCCACCACCCCGCCCCGGTTCATTGCCGGGGCAATCACTCAGCACCACGGCAGGAGGCCGCAATCATGACCGGATGGAGTCTCACCTTATCCTTTTTCGGGGCCAGTGTAACGCTGGCCAAATCCCCAGAATGTCAGACACAGAATCAGACAAACCCAAACGAGGCCGACCAGTCGGCACCCGCAACAAGCCCGGCACTCAAAGACCGGGCCGCAAGCCCAAGCCACGCGAGCGAGAGAAGCGGGTTGCCAGCCTGGGCGAGCGTGCGCAAATCTCCGTCGCGTTATCGCAGGCCACGGCGGCCAAGCTGGCGACGATTGCTGCGAAGTGGCGCGTGACGCGGGGAGAGGTGGTCAGAAGGTTGATTGACCGGGCGGAGGAATAATGGAAACGAGCGAATTTTTCAGCGAAGAGAACATGCGACTTGCAGCCGATTGGCGAGGGAAAGAAGAAACCACGGAAGAAGTCTGGGAACGAATTGACGCCAGAGCGAAAAGTTTTTGGCCGGTCAATCCAACAAGATCAAATCGTGGCGGAATACTTCCAAGTGTGAAACGAGACGTGCTTATTCGGTGCAAGGGTTTATGCGAATCATGTGGTCAGAAAAAGCCATTAGATATGCATCACCTACGATATTATGACGACGACGGAAAGCTAATCTTTCAACGTGAAAAACCTGAAGACTTGAAAGCAGTTTGCCGAAGTTGTCACAAAAGAATCCATGGTGTTAGATAATGGCAACTATCTGGAAATTCCGGATAGTTCATCCCAGCCGCTCCGCAACGTCTCGAATCAGGCCAATATCTTTTTCAGCATAAACCTGCGTGACATCGGCATGTTCGTGACCAAGCGCGACCTGGGCAGCATCAAGGCCGAACTCTTTTCGCGCACGAGTCGCGAACGTGTGCCGTAGTTGATTCGGTGCCCACGGCTCAATGCCAATCTTTTCACAGGCTCGTTTGATGGCTCGTTGATAGCTGCACACCTCGTAAATATCACCCGGCGTTCGTGTCGGCCGACTTTTTTTGCGGTTGACATGCGAGGGCTGCACTTTTGTCTTTCGCACTGATCGCATGGCCGCAAATCGCTCTTCTCGATCTTCGGCCGGACTAAAGCAGGGCATGTCGGCCGACCGATCAAGCCATGGCGTTAAAACCGCCTGCCCCTGCTGGCCAATGCCGACCACCCGCTCCTTATCCCGCCAATCTGTCTTATGCTGTGGCGGTCGGTAAAACCAGATCGGCCCGGTTCGGTCGATGTCCACCGGCCTGATCTGAATGACTTCGCCCGGCCTCATGCCGGTGTACCACTGAAGCAAGATCATTGCCCAGATTCGGCTGGCCACATGTTCCTTAACCGCTTCGACCGCTTCCCATGTCACCGGCTTGACCTTCTCCGGCTCGCGTGCTGCTGATCGTCGTTTCTTGAGTGTCTCCAACGCCCGCAACGAATCGACTACCGCACCAGGCACCAGATCAGACCGGACACCCCACCGCCAGCACCTCACGATGAATCGTTGATACTTGACAATGGTCGACCTGCTCAAATCACCTTCAATCATTTTTTCGCGTACCATCACCAACTGTGACGCCTTAAATTCGTTCGCGGGTAAATTACCAAACAACGATTCGACCCATCGCAAAGCAAAAGCCATATTCTTGATTTCACGCGGTTTCACTTCATTCGTAACTTTTAAGTACGCAAGGAATTGCGTAATTAATTCCGCTACACTGACACATTTATTTTCCTGTCGGATTTTTCCTGTAAGATTAAACAGTGAAAGGACTTGATTATAGGCCGCGATAGATTCCGGCGAATTGAACTTGCCTAAATAGACTGTATCGCCCTGCCACGTGCATCTGGCGAGGCCAGATTTCTTATGTAAAGTATATGTTGGGAATAGGTTACGTGGCCGAGGCATCGGCTGGCCAAAATATGATTTTTGGTAGATTACCATGATTCAAACGGGGTAAGGTACTGAGGCGGGTATCAACAAAACAAACATAACACATGATTTCATAAAGGCTTAAAAAGATGCCCCCTGCAAGGCTCGAACTTGCGACCCGCTGATTAAGAGTCAAGTTCGTAGGCTGGAGTCCGGGATTTAGCACAAAAGTTTACCGTTTTTCAGGTGGTGGAAGGTGGGCTTGGTAACGGGTCAAATGTCCGCGTTACAGGCTCCGCCAAACGACGTTCGTATTCAGCAATCCGCTTCAAATAGAGCTTATTGCGAATATCTTCAGGCAGCGTCAGGAACTCTTCAATCGCGGCCATGATGACCACGGCTGATTTTGCTTTCCTTTCGCCAAATCGAAGCCCTTCGCGACGTAGCCGCGATGCTTCTATATCGACCTTATCAATAATCTCAGGAAATACCTTGAGATTGATTCGGCCAGTCATGACACTGGTTTTTTTGTGCAA